AATCTCCCCGAAGCACCGATCCAGAGTTTGCGGTGCCTGAGCCCAGGCGAGCGGTAGGAACCGTCCCGGTGGACAAATTGCTTGCGACCAGGGCTGTAAGATTTGAGCCGTTGAGCGCTGGAAGCGTTGACGGGAATCGAGCGTCAGGTATTGTTCCGCTGGCCAGATTTGAGGCATTCAGATTGGTGACCGCCGATCCATTCACTGCGAGTAGGGTGCCACCAGCCCCGATGACCGCGCTAATGTCCACACCATCAATCGTGACACCGCCTGACACCGTGAGGTTGCCGGTCAGCGTATCCCCGCGCTTATCAAGGGCGTTGGTCAGCGCGGTAAAATTGGCATTCACTTCCGTGGACAGGATGTCCGTATTGGCTGTGAAGGTATAGGGAATGAGAATGGCCATTAGACTCTTTCGAGGAACAGCAGCAGCCGGGTGGTGTAGTTGGCGACTGAGGAACGCAAGAAGATAGCCTGGGAGGTCCAGGCCGTGCGGGAAGGGCTCGCTGATCGGTAGACTTTCGCTACATCATCAGTGGCCCCATTATACACGGAATTTGGGGTAATGTCAATGAATCGGATGTCGGCTGGATTTTCTGGTCGCAGTACCGTGTAGGGGATAGCGGTGTCGACGTTGGCCGACCCAAATGTGATATCCACATACTCATAGCGTCCCACTGGTGAAAGTGCCAGTATCGACGTGGGGATCGTGTTGGGATTATCCGAAGTATCGATCACTGAGGAGTCGTCCAAGAAGGGTCAGTTTGTAGACAAAGATGTCTCGAGAAGGGGTGAAGCAGAAGATCGAGGGACGCAAGCTCGTCGCATTGCGGAACACTCCTACCCGTAGCTTCTGTGAGGAACCTCCAGCCCAGGCAGAGACATCCCAGGTGGCATGGTCCCACAGTGTTTCCGACTGTGTGGCATCTGTGATGGCAACATCTGTCAATGTGTCGAGTTCGATTTGCGTGGCCACCGTGATATTGGCCACCGAGACGTTCGAGCCGAAATGGACATAGAGACGATCAAACCGCTTCCGTAGGAAGGGTTGCCCAAAGTCAATGTAGGCCGGGTACATCTGGAAGTTCGGCCCACCAATATAGTAATGGTAGGTCGTACTTAGTGACAAGTCGGTGAGCGACGTGTCGAGTGTCAGGACAGTGCTGGTATTGCTCGAGATGAACCGTTCAGCCACGAAAGCATCGTCGGCATCAGTGATGATGACTTTGCGATTCGCGAGCTTGGTTCCTGTCGTGTAGAAAGCCGCACTGGCATCGGTAATTGTAGCGAGCATGGTGGTCGTGGTGGTGAATGTGCCACGCACTGTTCCACTGGGAACCCCGTCTACTCGGTAGTTGGCATTGAGCGCAAAGACCTGCCCACCATAGTTTCCACAATAGACATGCTCAACCGAGTCGTTACCAATGCTCACACCGAGACTGGCAATGTTGAAGGGGTTCCAGTAGGTCGCTTCGAACGCTTTAATCTCGTAGTTGTAGGGGATGAGTCGATCATTCACCGTCGAGGTGACAGAGCTGACTGTCCAGAGAATGCGATCAGAGCCAAAGTCTTTGGCCCCTTGAATGTAGCTTAGACGTGACTGATTGATCTCGTCCGTAATGTAGGCTCGTCCCAAGAGTTTGTGCCCAATGTCTGTGATAGCCGTGCCATCAAACACAACGGGCCCAAAGGTCGGGGACCACCACGCAATGGCTTGCTCGAAGCGCACAAACGAATTGTGGGACGCGACCCCAATTGAGAGGGAGAGCGGGCGAATGGACCATGTTTGAGGGTCCGTGCCGTAGATGGCCCACACCGAATTCTTGAAGCCAACCAGCAGAATGTTATCAGAGTAGGCCGCGAGGCCAGTGAGTTCTTCTCCGCCATTGCTCGAGATGGGTTCGAAATTGTTGGCCGGGAAATTATCGCCCTTGTCGAGCTTGGACCAGTAGATGCCATCATCTGTGGCGACGATGAGACGTCGAGCAAAACTTTCGACATACCGTATTCCTGACGGTGGGCCATTGTTTTCGGTCGTACTAGGGGCCACCAGAATGTGGGCCGCAATGGTCGCTGCACTCAGGTCGATGTAGACAGAGGTCGTGGCGATGGGGATATTCGCATCGGTCACAATGGTCGTGCCACCCGAGTTCTCGAAGGTCTGCACTTGATAGAGCACCGCTTGGGTGGTCTGCCGACGCAGATAGACTCGCCAATGGCTGTATTGGGCGGACTCAGCACTCGTCGGGGTGATATCGACTTTGATGCGCTGGTTCGCGGTCAGCGTGACACTCACGCTGGCATTTGCCGAGCTTTCCCCGCCACTCGTGGAGTTGTAACTCGTGACGGCCACATCGTAGGTTTCGGCGGGCATGGAGCTCGAGCCGGATCCTGTCGCTGAGACGGCGACGGTGGCGATGGGACTGAGCCCCCAAGGCACGTAGGTTTGATTGATTAGGCTACGCTTCTCACTCGCCTGATTCACAACGAAGAGACGATTGTTGAGGACCGCCCCGGCAATGGGGCTCGAGCCTGCCGTGAAGCAGAGCGTGGAGGGGCTAGGGAAGTTGGCGGGAACGGTGAGTGTCGAGGTGAAGGTGTCGTCAGATTGTTTGTAACGGAGTGTGCCGTCATCGCCAAAGGTGGCAAGGTAGGGAGCCTTTGTACTTCCGTTATCGTAGATGTAGGGAATCTGCCGATGAATGGCGGGCGTGTTGGTAAACGCTGTCGTGTTGATCGTGTTCAGACCAGGACGACTTCCGATAGCGGTTTTGCCCAAGCCATATTTGACAAAGGCGGTATTGTAGCCATCGGATAGGGCATTCGCAGGAAGTTGATCCGCTGGGAGGGCCTTGATAACGCCTGCCGCCCAGTCGTTGAGTTCAATAGTGTTATCCACGGTCGATGAACTTCACATACGAAGCGCGACCCGCAACACTGCGAGTCTGCTGATAGTTCATTTTGAGATTCTGCTCGAGGAGCCCCAAGCGATTCCGCCAGTTGGTCATTTCATCTTGGGTGGCTCGACTGTAGCCTTGCATGGCCAAGAGTGCCCGCAAAACCAGGATATCATCGTAGGATTCGGGTAGGTCGGGAATATCGTTATCGTTGACCAGGGCCCGGGGCTTCTTGTAAAAGCGATAGAGAATACTTTGGGCGCTGGTTGGGGCACCAAGGGCTTCAAACACGCGATACTGCTTGCCATATTCACTGGCTTGCAGACTAAGAATGGTCTGGCTATTGCATGTGACCGTGATGGCACGGGACCAGCTGCTCCCCATTTTGGTGATGTCTTCAATCACCGCGAAGGTGTTGGTACTTGTGAGGCTGGACCAGGGATTATCTGAGCTCAGTGTCTCACTCACGTAGTCGCCTGCACTGGTCACGCCTGTGATGATCACCGAGTTGACTGCTGCTTCGGTGCCGCCTGTGGTGTCGACGGTCACAGTGGCAGCGGTGGTCGGCTGGGCCAGGACTTTTGACGTGGTGGTGAGCATGAACCGATCTTGCTCAGTGATACTTCCATCCTGCCAATCGACTCCACTCTGTTCAATATCGCGTGGAGCAATCTCTTCAAGGTAGAGGTCTTTGTCAGGGTTATAGAAGAAGAGGGGATGCTCGAAGCGCGCATGCAAGACAAACGACGTGGCCCCAGCTGTCAGGCTGAGGGTTTCCGTGCGGGGCCACAACATGAAGTCATAGCGGGCCTCTTTGAGAATCTGGCTATGATTCCCATCGATGGCGTCTTTGACCAGTTGGCGCATGAGGCCCTGATCGTTTTGATCGGCCATCCACGCCAAGGTGGCGTCTTGCAACTCTTTGTAGGTGCGCATTAGTCCGCGAAGTAGAGAATATTGACCGCAGAATCCGAGGCCCCGTTCCGCACCATGCGCAGGCTGGAGATGTTCTGATACCCGTAGATGTACATGGTATCACCTGTGGCAAGGTTGATGCCATTCGTGGCACTGGGGGTTGTTCCGTCAAAGGTCAGGTAGAGGGGATTGGCCGATGTGACCTGCAGAATGGCCGCTGTGGCTCGATAACCCACAGGACTCCCCGACGAGACTTGGTGCTGGATCTTGGCGGCAGTTCCACCAATCGCGGTCGTGCTGACTGTAATGGCTTCCTTGTCGAACTGCTTCTTTTTCCCAAGGGCGGTGCCGTCAAATACCAGAGCCATAGTTATCCTTTGAATTCTTTGCCGGTATAACCCGTCATCGGGATACCCGTGATTTGGACAAAGTCATCAGCCGCTGTGCCGAGACTCACATTCAAGACGTGCTTTTGCTGGGCCTCTTCGAGGGCACGATTGCGTGCATCGACTTGGGTGCGCTGCACTTTCGTCATGCTGCGTTCGGGGTCGAGTTCTTTGAGGCGCTCAATCAGTTTGTCGTTGAGCGGCCAGTAGCCTGCGGCGACTTTGTATTCTTTGCCGGTGAACTTGCAGAAGTCACAGATGATTTCGCGGAATTCGAGATGAGGAACTTTGAGGGTGCTCGCACAGCGGGGACAGGGCATACGGTCACCTGGGCGAATGCTCAGGATATACATGTAGCCATCGCGCAGGCGCTGATGCTCGTCGGATCCGTTAGGATCAGCGGGGAAGTCGGCAAGGCCGCGTCGAATCTTTTGTTCGACGTGCCACTCTTGCCGTTGGGTGGACCACCGCACACGCAGTCGGCCCTGAAATTCGCGCTCGAGTGCTCGAGCAAAGTCGGTTGGAACGGTATACATCGTCTCTCCTCAGACAACGAGAGATGGCTCCCCGAAGAGAGCCATCTCGTCTTGATTGTGGATTAGGTCCACGTGCCCCGATACATCGGAACAACCCAGTTGGTTCCATCGCATTCCACCTGGATGGTATCACCTGCGGTATTGGTCGTTCCCACGACCGATGTGCCAGCGCTGATGACACCCTTGAGGGCAATGGCATCTGTGGACGCTGGAGCCAGACTGTGCGTGCCAGCGCCAGTGGCGGTCTTGATGACGAAGGTGTAGTAGTAGCCCTTCATCTGCTTCGTGATCTTCGGCAGCGTGATGGCAAATGCGGTCGAAGAGTTGAAGTAAAACGTGGATCCGCTTTCCTGGGGCTTGACAGTATAGGCCGCAGTCTTGGCAACTGGGACCAGTCCATCACGCCGAGGCGGTCGCTTGAGTTTACGAATATCAGCCATGAGTGTTGTGCTCCTTGATTATCACGGGCCCTACAGGCCCGTGATAATCTCAGTGACTATTAGGCCCACACTTCGTTCAGGCCGAGGATGACGCCGTTCTGGTTGCGCGCCTTGCACATCAGCTCCTGGTAGACGAATGCGGTTGCGCCATAGGCGTCCGCATCACCACCGCCGAGCCGGTAGAACACGCTACCATCCTTGTCCATGAAGTCCAAGGGAGCCATCTGCGCGAGCGCCAGCGAGCTGGGCGTAATCGCAAAGAGGGCATTACGGCGGCACTGCACATCGGCCACGATGGGCTTGCCGTTATAGGTGACCGCTTCCCACCCGCCATCGAGCTTCATGACGTTGTAGAACACGCGCTCATCCTGACAGAGCTTGACGTAGGTGTCACGCAGGGCCGGGTGGCACTGGAACATCTTGAGGTCCTGCTCATTGATGGCCGACTCCGTGAGAATACGGCTCACCAGCTGCTGGATGAGGGGGAACGACAGATCCTGGAACGAGCTGTCCGACCCGAGCACGATGGCCTTCCAGTCATCGTAGGTCGCGACCGCGAGCCCGTGCAGGCCCGTCTTGGTGCCGCCACCGGCTGGAACCACAGGGTCACTCGCGCTGATCACACCCTGGATGCCGACCATCTCGTAACCGAGCGTATCCTCGAGCACCAGATAGTCGCCGTCAGCCGACGAAGAGATTGTTCCGCTCGACCACGACACGGATGTTGACGTGGTACCGATTGCACCCCTGGTGATCGTGATGGAGTCACCGTGCTTGGTGGAGTTATCCGAGATGGCAATCAGGTCGTAGACACCAGAGCCTGCGGGCAGGTTCGTGGTACCGTTACCCAGGTTGTCGTCCACGGTGGCTGGCGTGGCGTTGTCAGCCGTGGTCCAGTAAGCCAGGGCCCCCGTGCCATCACCGTTCAGCTGACGATTGAGCGCCCGCTTGGTATCGGTCATGACATACTTCATCTCGGCCTCGAGAGCGCGGAGGAAGCTGCCCTTGTCCGACTTGGTCGCCGCAATCGCCTTGCCCGTCACGGCAATACGGCTGTAGAGCTGCTTCACCGGCACAATGGCGCGGACGAAGCCCTGCTGCCCAGCCGTTGGGAGGTTGTTCGTGCCCGTGTATTCACCACGACCGATGGCCGCAGCCGCGTTACGGGTCCGGTGGATCGACACGACGAAGTTGCCGCCTTCGACCGGCTCAATCGACTTCTCGATGGCTGACAGGAGGGGGGTGGCGTTGTTGAGGAGTTCTTGCAGCGCCGGAAGATAGACTTCCTTGAGGATGGGCGTTGCGGCTGTTCCGTAGTCAAAAGCCATAGCGTATTCCTAGAGAGGCTCGACGTTACTTGGCATCGAGCATAGAAAGGGCCCGCTGTCGGAGGGTATTCCAATCCATTGTGCCATCCTTCTTGAGGAAGGTGCCCGCCTTGGGCTGGACGTGGACGGGAGGGACAGGCGACCCGGTTGAGGGTTCCATGACGGCTTGTGCCCGTGCAACTTCTTGCCGTCTGAGGTAATCCGTATTGGTGGAGCGAATTTTCCCGACCCATTCCTTGGCGATGTTTTCCATCATCTGGATCGCCTCATCCATGGACTGTGGATCGAGTTGGGCCACTTGAAATCGCAACGAATCCTGGGCAAAGGGCAGCACGTCATTGATAATCTTGTAGTCCTCGGACGTGAGGAGCTTATCAAGGGCATTGCTGAACTTGGCCGCTTCGGACTGTAGCGATTGCTCTTCGCGGATCCGTTGCCCCGCCACTTCCAGCTGCCGCATGAATTCCTGCTGCTGGGCCTGCGTTTGTGTGGCAAAGTTCTGCTGAAGCGCGGTCAGTGCTTGTTGGACTTCTCCGAGTGTCGCAATTTCGTTCGGATCTCCACTCACGGGAACTGGCGGCTGTGCTGCAGGAGGAGCCTGCGGAGGACGCTGCTGGAA